GTCCGGTGCGTCTGTGAGAGTGTGCGGGCAGGGGATATCCTGCTTTCTCATAGAGCCTTGCTGCTTTCTGGTAGAGCAGCTTTGCCTGCCTCTCACCTGGCGCCACCACTAGCACCGTAGAGCCTGGTTGGGTGAGAGCCTTGTGGATGGCAAGAACAGCACCTACCGTGCTCTTCCCCGTCTGACGGCCGCAACATAGGATCTTCCGTGGGTGATCTAATGCCAGTACCTCTACCTGCCAGGGGTCGGGCTCTATGCCCACGCTTATGGCGAACTCGACCGGGTAGGCTGGAATAGTGGGCCGGACCACTATTTGCCGTGCGGCCTCCAGCTTACGCAGCTCCCTCTCCAGCGCATCCACGGTGACGAAGCTCACTTGCCCGACAAGTCCTTGATGCGCTGTGCTAGGTCATCTTCGCGGAAGATGCCACGCTCTACGATCATGTACTGCAGTAGGGTCTGATATAGACGGTTAATGGCGTTCGCCTTAGAGACATCGAAGTCCTCTTCGCCTACGAGGCGCACGAGGTTCCTGATCTCTGACTTGGTCTCCCTTATCTCCCTATCTGCTTTCGCTGTAGCGGCCCTAGAAGCGCTTCTGTGGCGCTCTGAGGCGTTCTTGGGGTCATGGGACCAGCAGTAGCCCTCCGGACCGTCTGCGGTCCTCTTGCACCTCTCACCATTCGGCTTAGTTGCGCTGCATTGGCTCATCTGCGGATTACCTTTTTATTGACGGTGGGGGGACGGTCTGGGCTCTAAGGGAGGGCAAGGCCGCTGCCGTTCGCCGTGTAAGGAAGCGCCCCCCACCACTACGAAGAATGATGGCTCATGGGTTGGCCTGCAAGTCGAAGAGCCTGGCCCCGTCCAGTACCTTGGCACCGTAGAGGTGCAAGCCCCTGACGGCGTCGGCGAAGGAGCCCTCGAGCCTTAAGCCCTCAACGTTGACGATCTGCTCGGCGTACGCCAGGGCAGACGGATGGCCCGCCATCATGTGGCTGACCACAGGCGACGTGCCCGTCGTCTTTACGTTATTGGAGACGAGAATGTTAAGTCCCGCTATCTGGCCGATAGAGCCGTTTAGGACTGCGCTCGGTTGGGCAGCGGTGACAAACGTGGAGTTCTGAAGTAGTAGCCCCTTCACCCACGGCGGCACGACAACGTAGCGGCCTCCAGCAGGAAGGTTCACCTGGTCCATGAGCACCGCGAGGTCTACGAACTTCTGGTAGACGTTCGTGGCGGTGAACTGCGAGGTCTCGATGGTGTTATCAGGAGAGGACGTAGAGGCACCCGAGTAGAGGCTGGCCACGTAGGAGTCGGCGTCTTCAGCTAGCTGGTAGGCGGCTCTGTCCGAGGCGGCGTCTATCAGTTCGGGCCGCATCTGGGCCGTGTCGATGTCGTCGACCTTGAAGGCGAAGTACTTCGCCTGGTCGATGAGCAGCGTTACACGGGTGTCGGTGAGCTGCTCATAGCTGATGGTGGTCGAGTTCTTGGTGTAGCTGCCGATGGTCAGGTCGTTAAAGGAGTGGATGTGTACCCTGTCGCCGTCGGCGCGGATGTCGCCTTCGTAATCTCTATTGCATACACCGGGTTGGGCGAACACTAAGTTTTTTTCGAGCTTTGCGAGGATACGCGCAGACCATATCTGCGGCAGCATGTTGGTGATTGCCATATGAAGTTGTAATCCTTTGGATAGCAGGTTGACGCCTGCCGCGTTTTAGAACGGTCTCGCGTTAGACCGACCGTTTATAGCCCGTGCGGCTATGCCCGCTTGGATCAGGTCATGACCCTTACCACCGATACGGTACCGGCGTACCCCATATTATACGGGATGGGGGATGCGTTTCACAAGCCCCCATGCCGATAGAGCCGCAACAGTTGCGTGTCTATCCCTCGGGCTTCATGTCTGGAGCATCCTCGCCGATGTGCCATGAAGGAATCCAGGCAAGCCGTACCTTTCCGGAACGCAGAACGTGGCGCACACGGTGAATCGTCTCGCGGGTGAGGTCGACCTGGTAGTCTGCACCTGCGGGGTCTCCACTGGGCGGGAAGGGTTTGCCAGCCTCAAGCGCTTGACCAAGCGCCTCGTCGAGGTCTTCCACCACCCCATCGGGTAGGTCCACCTCGCTATGATGAGGGAGACCCCGCAGCTGTTCGACGGGGTATCCAGCCTCGGCGGTCAGGTCGATGATCTCCCCCCAAACGGTCGCGGAGAGCTTGCAGCCTGTGTCTCCAGCCTTGAGCATGTAGGCCATGCCCTACCCTCGCTCCCCGGCCATGAACGCCTTGACCCTCTCCCAATTAGAGTTGATTTCCTTCTCCGACATGCTCTCCACCTCCTCGCGGCTTAAGGACTTCTCTTGTGTGAGGACAGGCGTCTTCGAGCCGATGCCACTACCAGCGCCGAGATGGTAGCTCAAGAGTTCCGGCATGTCGCGCGAGACGCCGACGAGCTGCCCCCTGATGCTTCCGAAATAGGGCTTGCCGTCCTCCCCAGGCTCAACCTCGTCGAGGTCCACATGACGCAGGATGCGCTCTATGCGTCCCTCCTCAGTGACCCCGTGGGCACCCAGTTCGTCTACGATGGCTCTGCGAGCATCGGCGCGGTAGTGCTCACGCTGGATCTGGGCCATCTCCTCGTCCTTCGCCTTGAGCTGGGCGCGCAGATCATCGACACCGGAATCCTTCTCCCAGCGCTCCTTTTCGCGGCTTATGCGAGCCTTGACTATCTCGTCGACTTTCGCCTGCTGTTCTGGTGTGAACTCTATGTCGGCCATGCTCTACTCCAATGTGTCTACTGCTGGATCAAAAAACCTGTCGTGTTGGTCAGCGAAGTTGTGCTCAGACTTTCCTTTCTTGTGGCCTCGTAGGTCTCTCTTGCGACCCCACAAGGTAGAGCCTGTATCGTGGAACAGCACGCTTTTATCTCGCGGTATCAGGTCGGGCCGGTTCGCAGCCCTAACCACTGGCCGCTCTCTCTCAGACGTCATATGCCGCACCTTTCATGTTCGCTATCTTGAATGCATCTTTCAGTATGTCGCGTCCGTCGTCGGTCTTATCCAGCTGCGCCAGCCTACCGATACGGTCAGAGCGTCCGATGCGCAGATGGCGCTCTCCAACGTAGGCATTGGCACCGCTGTTGGTGCGCGTATCATCGACGCCGAACTCTATGTGTTCGCGATAGTAGCGGCCTCGGAAGTCCTGAGCCTCGCGCCACTCACAGCCCGTGCCGTGTTCGCGTAGCCAATCTATATCCTCTACTGCCTGCTTCAGGTCCTCGTCGCGCTCTTCTTCTCGCCTACGTCTGCGTTCTTCCTTACTCACTACACACTCCTTTCACTAGGTTCCGTTTCATGCTGCAGCCTCTTGGATTGCCCTCAGGTAGTCTCGGATGCGCCGCACCTCCTCGGCTTCAGGCCAGAAGCCCTTTATCGGGCCGGAGTAGAACAGCTCCTTGCAGGACGCCCTATCCCACCGGAATGACCCGCGACCGTACTTGCCCTCGAAGGCCTCTATGGCCTCTAGGGTTCTGGAGTCGGTCTCGGAGAGTACGCCGACGCGCTCTAGGTCCTCAATGAAACCGTCGGCGCCGACGTTCGCATAATGCGGGTCAGCAGGGCTACCGCAACCGCGCCGGTAGCCGTCCCGCTCGCGGGCATGCTGCTCTACGGCCAGGCGCAACCTTTCCGCCTCGCTCGCCACGATGCCAGAGTCCCTAACGACGTACACGTTGCGCCCCTCGATGGAGCGCTCGCGGCGTACGCGGGGTTGTACAGTGCTGTACTCCTGACGCAGCACGCTTTCCTGACACTCGGCGTAGTCGTCGGGTATGGCATACACGCCGTCCCGTTTCTCCAACAACCCCAGCTCGCAGAGGGGTTCCAGATGCAGACGCTCCACATCACGAGGCCTGGTCCACCCTAGCAACTTCGCGGCACTGACCCGATCCTGTGGACCGTAGGCCTCAAAGACACATAGTGTATGCTCCCTGGAGTACCCGACAAGCCCCCGGTGTCGATGATGAGGAGTCGTGAGATCGGCAACATTCAGCGGCTTATCGCCAGGGCGCGACAAACTTGTGACACCCTCACCCACCGCCTGCGCTTGGTTGCCGGTGTCACAAAAGTGTCGCGGGTCCACAAGAATGAACGCTCCAGGCTTCTCTCCCCGTCGGCCTGCGTTGTCCTGCCTGAGCCAGCCCGAGGCTTTGCCTCTTTTCACGAGGTTGGTAATGGTGTTCCGGTGAACCCCGAGTATCTCGGCCATCTGCCGAAATGACTTCTCGACCCACAGGCCGGTCGTGACCCTCTTACCGAACTTGCGCCCCTCTCTGATCAGGGCGCGGGCGAAACGGGCCTCCGACTTCTTCGCCATCTTCTTCCATGTCTGGCCGTGCCAGTAGTCAGACAGGTCCCCGACCAACTCGTCGACCTCTTTCGGCCTGCCGGGTCTGCACGGCTCCCGCTTGTATATCGAGCGGGCCACCTTTACAACCTGCTGATCTGGCAACGGCGGTTCGCAGCGCTGGGCGTTGATCTCCAGAAGTTGTGCGGCGAGGTCGTCCAGGGTACGGGTGCCATCGTGCAGTAGACCCGCTATGCGGGTGAGGGTGGCGTCCCGCGTACCCTCCAAGATTGCTGCGCCGTCGGCACTGACGGTCGCCGCCGTGGTGATGCCCCTGATATTTACTACGTCCCTCTGCGGCGGCTCCGTGAGGGCCCGTACAAGTTGCGCTGGCGGTTCGGACAGCGGGCGCTTGTCGAGACGTTTGTATACGCCCTTGGTGGCGCTCCCCGGCGCGAGGATGTAGCCGCCCTCTCCCCTGATGTCCACACCGGGGAGGACACCGGTGGCGTTGCGGATGTTCAACCCCTCCGGGTATCGGGACAGGTATTGCCTGCCGCCGCTACCAGTCGCTATGGTGACGCCCTTGGATACGGGGCCCAGTATGGCTTCGACTTCCTCGAGGCTCGCTGTTCCTTCTTTGTAGGTGTCGTGGTCTACCGCGAGCATTCCGCTGCGCTTCCCGGTCGGTATGCCGATGTTTGCGCCTGGGTAACGGTTCCACCACATGTGTATCCTTCGCGGGTCTGTGGTGGCGTCGATATGCCCCCGCTTGGTCAGCGGGTCCTTGCCGCCAGGCCTGCAAGGGAAGACGGGTTTCCCTTTCCTCGCCCACGCGAGCGCAGCTTTCAGTAGCGTGTGAGACGCTGACTTCGGGTAGACTGTCACCAGCGCACCCCCTGAACTTTTTGTTTAGGGATGTGCTCGGTGCGGGGATTCGGGCGTGCTTGCTGGCGGGTGCCGGATCCCCCTCTCTCTGCTATCATGGCTTTGCATCCTCCTTTGCGGTAGGGGGTTGTTGGGTCGGGGCTGTAGCGTAGTGGCGCGGCCCCTTTTTCCTGCTGGAAATCATCCGGCCATCTGGCCCTTTATCTCGTGAAGTGCGGCTCGCCTACGTTCGGCTTCTGCATCCTCTTGCACGGCATCAGCGATCTGGTTGAGACGGTCGATGCCACGGAACAGATACGAAAGATCCAGCCACTCCGATGCTTCGCGGCTGTCTCTGGTCGTGAGTGTCTCAGGCGGTCGCTGAAACGCACCCTCATTAAGTAGGGCCTGCATGGCGTACATCACCACGCCGATCTCGGCCTCAGTCTTGGGCGGGTTCTGCTTCCACTCTTGGAGGAGCTTGTACACAAAGGCGCGCCAAGCGCGCAGGTAACCTAAGTGCCGCTCTTCGCTAAGCGCGTCGTTAAACGTCGGCTCAAACGGCGAGCGGTCGGGTGCTTTTGGGTGGATCTCACGAGATCGCAAGAACTCTTCTAAGTCGGATTGACGTACCCGGTATTCCTTGCCCGGCTTGATTGCTCGTAGCTTTCCGTCCTTTATCCACCGACGCACGGTGTAGACGCTGACTCCGAGACGGTTGGCAGCTTCCTGCAACGATAACAACTCGTCTGTAGCCGTACCTACCACTCCTTTCTGATAGCTAGCAGTAGCTGGCAGTGGTGAGTATAGCGTGCTACACTTCAGGGTGCAAGGGCATGAAAACGGCCCGGCGAGGTCGCAGCCTCCCGGACCCGGACCACGAAGGGGCAACTTCATGGCCACAGAGAAGTCTAGCGCACCGCATGCGCACCCATCTGCTGAGGATCACGACGACACCGTAGAGGCGCATTACGCCTCTCTAGAGCGCGAGCCAGAAGCTTGCTTGTGCTACGACGGCTGGCACTTCCTCGGGCACGTTGTCGAGTTGCCGGACGGCGACGAGGAAATCGAGTACATTCGCGTGCCGTGTCGTCGTTGCAACGCGTAGAGTAGATAATCGGGCCGGGGCTTTCGGGCTCCGGTCTATATACTGTCCTTGGCCGCGCTGGCTGGTCCCATCCTGCAGCGCGTCCTTCACATTGCGTCCTTGAAGCATTGCGCAGGAGCGTGTGTGGTGCGACCATGACCACCCCGGTGGGGCGGGCACACCCTATGTCACGGTCTCTAAAAGGCCCCGTGCTCGGCTCACCGGCTTCTATCATCAGTCGGAGCCCCCATCCTGCCCAGGTTACGGGGCTCTGGCCCTGCGTTTCCCCCCCGCCCCGATGCCCTAAGCCCTCCCCTGCGCGGTCGGTTGTGTCCGCGTACACCAACACATAATACCCGACGATATGAGCATCCACTCGCCAGCGGCCCTGGCCCTATCGGGGCGGGTCTATGTGCTGAACTTCCGAGAATTCCATTTAGGCGTAATACGAAACCGCCCCTTTGCAGGGCTTTGAGGCTATCGGTAGCTTACTCCGTCAGCTTGTAGGTGCGGGCATGTATCAAGCGGTGTTGCGACAAAGTAGCAAGCGCGGGTGTTACGTGTGCCTGTTCCCTCCACTCGTCGCGCTCACGGCGTAGGTCCAGCCACTCGGCGGCGTCTTGCGTTTCCTATAAGTGCGCTCGATAGGAAAGCGAGGCCCACGGGAAGCCACGTCTGCGTAGCCTTAAAAAAGATCCTAGAAACCTCGTTAGAGGTCAGTAGGCCAGTCCCACTCTGAGGGACAATGAGAATGGCCCAGGGTAAGAAACTAACCAAAGCCGCTAGCAGCGCAGTTATCCCTACATGTCGCCAAAAGTTGTTACCCCTAGGTTTTCGTCCGACCTGGTAGCCAAAGATGATGGGCAGTAACAAAGGCAGGCCCCATCCCACCCCATATCTGAATAATACGTCGTTAGGCGAACCTAGTCCTAATCGCTGAAAAATCTGATATCCGAGACCCAATTGCATAAGAAAACCAGTCATTCCCGTAAGGATTACGCCCAGCCCATACACCCACACAGATAATCTCTTGAAGGCATCGCGTGTCTCTGTTGTCTCATCCCCCTCGACCGTCTCGGAGGCTTCTGCGGCCTCTCTGAGGGCGTACAGTTCTTGACGCAGGTCGCTGCGCTCCCGTTCGGCCTCTTCGCGTCGGCGCCGCTCTTCTGCCAGTTCCTCCCGCAGCGTGGACGCAGCCTTTTCAGAGATCTCCAAGCGAACACGAAACTCCGACGCTCTGGACGCCTCCTCCACCAGCCGGTCGGCAAGTTCGCGGATAGGGTTGCCGGGCGGTTGTGCGGCAATATCCGCGCTATTTTGTGTATCGCGGAAGTCTCCCGGAGATTGCCCCTGCCGCTGCCGCGCATCTCTAAAGGCTTGAAGGCTGTCTATGGAGACAAGCCAGCTTCGCTTTACGCCTTCCCCTTGGGGTTTAGCTACGATGTGTCCTTGTTCGATGTGCCAACGGACAGTGCGCGGTGATATGGCTAATGACTTTGCCGCGACCTGCGTAGTAACCCACCCTGCGTGCGCGGCATCCTCGCGGTTAGATGCCGCGTTGTCTCCGCGTGTGTTGTCCACTCCCACAAGAGGGATAGTAGACCATTAGGACCAGCAACGAAAGCCCTTAGAAGGCAACCTTAAACGCCTGGAACTGCGCGACGAAACGCCGAAGATGCTTCTAAGCTAGATATCTTTAGGCCTTGGTCAAAGTGGACGGTGCGCCGCTTCGTGGTTGGATGCTAGGTTCGGAGTCGATGGGTGCGATGAGATCCTGCCTGAATGAGATCCTGCGTGAGTTTCAGGAGGTTAGTCTGGGCGAGGGCAAGAACGCTGCAGAAAACATCCTGCACTACATGTGGAGTCTTAACCTCGGCTTGAGGTCGAAAACTTCCTGCACTACATGTGGAGTCTCAACCTTGACCTGAGGTCAAAATATAGTGTTTAATAGGGTTCAACGTTTGCCTACTTAAGGTCCGCTAGGTTTGCTCCAGGAGGAAGATATGTCGGGGCTTTTGGTCCTGAAGGCACACAAGGTTAACAAGATGCTCCCACCCGGCTACCGGGTGGACCACGACCCTGATGTAGCGGTATTGCGACGTCCGGACGGTTCTGTGGTGGGCTATTTCCCCATCTGGAGTATGAACCCGGAGCGGATATTGCGAGAAGCGGAACTGGACTTGGCTAGCGTGCATCTAGCAAATTCGTGACGTCTCCTATCTCATCGGCGGTGCATCTGCCGCCGCTTCCGTACGTAGGGAGGGGGGTGCCCGGCGGTCGCCTTGCAATGCCGAGGCCTGCACTATACGACCGCCGGGTTCCTACAGAAGGGCAGCCTAACCCTTACCTGGACCCTTCGCGCCTCTTAGAAGCCATCCTCGCGGCTCCTAGCGGGACTGAGGGGCCCTCCACAGGTTCACGACTGATAGATAGGGACGTCGGGTTCTCGAAAGTTAGGCTCGCGCGCTACTGAGGCGAACCATCTTGCTGAGGCGAACCATCGTGCTCTTCTTCGTCTTCGACTATCTTCAGGCCCTCGATCATCTCGAAGGTGAAGCGCACCACGCCGCTCTCCTTGCCCCTGTGCTCGATGTAGATGGACTCGTCGTCGTGGTAGACGAGTATCTCGGAGAACATCCCGCTGTTGTAGTAGAGCCCCTCGGCCCACTCTGGGATGGCCTTGTGGCTTATCTTGCGCGCTTGCTCGCTCATGCGCACGCCCTCCTTCCTTCGACGCCTTCATCCTACTAGAACGAGCAACGCGTATTTAGGGTCTGATCCCATAGTCGAGCACTACATGTTGTGGTGATGCACTTAGAAGCCATCCTCGGACGCCTCGTGGGAATTCATCGGCGATTCATCGCCCGCTGCTATCGTGGAGGGTACCCGGCGGCCGCTATAGATCCGAGAGCAGGTCCATTTCCTATACAGCCGTCGGGTTCGTCCTGGTCATCCTCGTGGCTGTGTTATGCGAACTTAGCCGCTTACCGAATCACACGGAGCCTAGTCGAGCCTTTTCGCGCCTGCCAGCCCCACAGAGCCAGGCACACGGCGAAGAGCAAATCGTCATGGTCGCTCTCACGCCACGGCTCGAACGCCATGTTACCGGTGGCTATGTTGGTGGTGCGGCGGTAGTACTGGAGTTCGTTCACCAAAGCATCTCTATCCTTGACCTTCCCGATCCTGATCTTCCCTTGCTGGAAGGCGGCCACGGCTGGAAAGACGAGATCCTTCTTCGGCACAGACCAGTAGCCGTCCGACCTGGTCGGCCTCTTTAGGGTCGTCTGAGAGCCGGTCACGCTGACACGCCTGAAGTCCACTCTCGGTATCGACTTCGAGGTCGTCCCACGGCGCTTGAACTCCGTGTCCAGCATGTCCACTACGCCACGCCCGACCCCGGTACCATCCACCGAAAGGGTTACCTGCCCTAGCTCTCCGAAGGCACCTTGTGGTTCTAGCTCGCATACCAGGTCAGCAACCTTCTTTGCGATGGTGTCATACGGGGTGCCTAGCTTGGGGCGCTTGAGATAGACGAGGTCATAGACGATAGAACCCTCGACCAGCCTGTTGCCCGGATGCTCACCCACGGGTGAGAACATGGCCGTCTCGGGTGGGACGATGGTCTTCTCCAAGACGGCTATCGCCGTGAAGTCTGAGGCCTGGCCCAGGTCGACGCCGACCGAGTAGCGCTTCGGTGAGTATTTCGGCATACGAGGAGGCTGAAACCCCGCCTCCCACGCTGTGATTACTCCTACCATTCGTCGTCTCCTATCTCTATGGCCGCTATATCCTCACCTGCGGCGAGAGCGGCTTGTATGTCGTCGTAAGAGAACAGAGAGCCTTCCGTCTCGAGCCATTCGCAGTAGAACTCTTGTCTAAAGAACTGCTCTGGCATCGTGGCCTTGAACACCGCTAGGTCCTCTTGCCTGATGCGCCCCACCTCGTCAGAGCGAACCATCACACGCTGCCAGTCGTCAGAGTGCCACAACTCCCAGAAGAAACCTCTTCGGCCGCGTGGGGTGCTGAGTAAAACTTGCTCGCCCTGCGTTGCAATGAGAGCGGGAAGAATGCCGTGGTAGTCCATATCCGGGACGGCTGCGGCCTCATCCACCACGAGCAAGTCCACACTGTATCCACGCGTCGTCCTCTCGACTGCTGGCAAGGCTTCGATGATGGAGCCGTTTGCTAGCTCTAGTCCGGTGCGTCTGTGAGAGTGTGCGGGCAGGGGATATCCTGCTTTCTCATAGAGCCTTGCTGCTTTCTGGTAGAGCAGCTTTGCCTGCCTCTCACCTGGCGCCACCACTAGCACCGTAGAGCCTGGTTGGGTGAGAGCCTTGTGGATG